ACTCCATACTGTATTGTACCATCTTCTGCTTCTAATTGCAATATCATATCTGCTAAATCAACAGCTAAAACCTTTGATACTTGCAACTCTCTGTACACTACTATCTGTTCAGCAGGTGATACGGCTAACCATACTACAGCAGAGTAACTTCCATATCCGTAGTCACAAGCCCTAAACTTTCTCCAACTAGCAGGTATCTTGTACGGCTCTACTACGTGTACCCTTCTGTTGAACTCAGGAAATGCAGCACCTTCTGCTACATCCCAATCACCGTCTAGCAACTGTCTCCTTTGATGCTCAGGCAGAGACAATAGCATTGCCTCGTAGTCCCCTGACTCAGCTAGATAAGGATTGTCAAACAAATTAGCAGGTATGAAGCGTCTTCTAAAAAGAGGTTGCCCCTCTCTGCTATGACCTTTTGGAAATGCAATAACATTACCACTCTCTAACTCTGTTGCCCAAAACGGTGTGTTTGAAGGTGAAGGATCTACAAACGTCTTTTTTACCCATTGATGTCCTGCCCCTCCGGGGTTTGTCGTTGCTCTCATGTACAGTCCTAAAGATGCGTCTGTACTTCTAAGTCTTGATCTCATGTAGTCCCAAGCAAATGGTGTTGACCATTGCGTAAGCTCGTCAAATCCTATCCAGTTAAATGCCTGACCTTGGTAGCGCATTACATCTAGGTCACGGTCTAGGTAGGACATCCACAGTCGTCCCCCCTTAGGACTCGTCCACTGTGATTTTCTTTCTGACCACTTGATTCCCGGGATTGCTTTTGGATACAACTCCTGAGATTTCTGTATGAGTTCTCTTAACTCTTCTGTTGTGTGTCGAACTAACAGTCCACTAAAGTTTGGGTTATTTATACCGCGTAGTGGGTCAGCTAACATCGCAAAAGACTTACCGCCTCCTGCTGCTCCTCCATATAGTACCTCTCGTTCTGAAGAGGCTAAGAAGTCTGTTTGTGGTCCTTCATTTGGTTTAAACAGTACTTCAGGTTCTACCTCTGTTGGTTCAGGAAGAACTATAGGTGTCTCAGGCTCTTGCGCTATTTTTGGTGGTGAAGCAATCGATGGATTGTTCTTCGAGCTTTTGTATCTCGCTGATCGCCTTTTCGAGCCTTTGGGCGAACTTGCGTTTAATTGTAATTGTTCTCTTACGCTTTTTGTCAACTTCTATTCTTTTTCTTAGCCCTGTGTGGGATATATACCTGCCTGTTTCTTTGGTCAGCCAGTTTGCTACCTCTCTGTAGCTGTATTGTCTTAAGTGCTGTTTTGCTTTATCTAGCGCATCTAACTGTATACTTATCGGAACTAAGAAGTCTTCATCTTCAGAATCTATCTCGTAGCCAAACGGTATTGTTCTTGCTATTCTTGGTATTCTGTTCCAATCTTTAAAAAACATATCAGGCTTTGGTAGCATCCAAAAGCCTAGCTCTTCGTTACTCATTCTTTCCTTCTTTTGCAGGTAGAACAAACACGCCACCTGAAGACTCTACATTTATCTTTTCTGTCTTCATGAACCCTGCTCTATCTAGCAAATCCCTTGCTGCAGTCATCTTGTCTCGTATGCCTAGCTCTGTTGGATCAACCAGAGCATTACCCATTGCCACTACTGCTTTTGGTGCAACACGAGCCATATACTCTTTTGTTGCCTCTGCTATCTCATCTTTTAAGCCTCTGATGACATCACTGGTAGCCGTAGTATCTGCGTATCCTGCCATCTTCTTAGCTGTAACAACATCACCGTTTGCACCATCAAACAAGACAGCCATAAACTTTTGTTGCTTTTCATTTAGAACTTTTGTCATCTTTTTCCTTTATAACCTCTTCTATCCACGCACCGTTGTCGCCTGTGTTTTTACAGTACTCACACTTATCGTCTTCAATGTGATGTCCACAAACTTCACAGGTAGGTTCATAGAGCATCTAGTTTTTGTCCTTCTATAAACTTCCTAACATTTTCTTCAGGAACGCATAGTATTTTTTCTAGTGGTTGATTACCATACTGCTCTGCCAACGCTTCTATAATAGGAACAGGATTGTCTCGTACATAATCTCTACACTCTAGTGAACTGTGAAAGTGACCATGTTCTTGAGGTTCTTGAAGTATAAAAACATCTTTTGTGCCATCTTCATACACACCAGACATAATAGCTACTATAAACCATGCCTCTTTAATCATTTAACTTTCCTGTACGCTCGTGTTTTCTTTGCGATGCCCTTTGGCTGTTTAACAAATTGTTTCCCTGCCTTTGTGCCTTTTCTTTTAGCTCTAGTTGTCGCTGCGTACTCCTGTGGTGATAAAGACTTAATTGCAGCTTCAGGAAGATAGCGTTCCCCAGTTTTGCTACTGGGCTTACCACTCTTTGTTCTCCACTTTTGTTTGCTCCAAGATTTAAGCGATCTTTGACTTTTTGCTAGTGCCACGTTTATTCCTTAATGTCTGCTTTGCTTTTTTGGCAAGTGCAGATTGTTTAGCTTTTCCTTGAACAGCAGCTCGTTGCTCAAGAACGGTGAGGATCTGGATCTTTCGGGCATATGGTTTCTTGATCTTCTTAACTTTTTTAACAGTGTTTTTTGCATCTTGTACGGTAGCATACTTAATGCCCACCGTGTCCCTTGGATTCTCATCAGTGTATAGTCTCCTTCCAGATCCTTTTGGTTTCTTACCAGTTCCGTATCGTGGGTCTTTAGCGATAACCGCCACCCTTAGCTTTGTACTGCTTGGCTAACATCTGCGCCTTTCTAGCACTCCACTGTCCCGGCTTACCACCAGAAGAACCTGCCTTTATGCGACTGAACAGGTTCTTTCTCATGGTTGGTTTGGTGTAGTTTCCTGCTTTATTAACAGTTGACTTTGCCATGTGACTAGCCCTTCATGATCTTGTAGCCTCTAGCTTTTGCTGCGGCTCTAAGCTGAGGAACGGTCATACCACCTGAGGCGTAGCCCTTCTTCTTCATACCGCCTTTAGCCATGCCTTTCTTCTTCATCATACCGCCCTTGTTCATTTTGCCTTTTCCGTCCATAGCAAATGCAGGGATCATTTTACCTGTCTTAGGATCTTTAGCCATTGGTAACTTAGCCCCACCCTTAGCGTATCCTTTTTTCTTCATGCCACCTCGTGCCATACCTTTTTTCTTCATCATTGGTTTTTTCTTCATCACCATTTTACTTCTCCTTAGAATATAAGTTGTTAAAGACCCTTTGAGTATCCCAAACATACTCAGTCTCTTGTTTTGAATGGAACACCCTTTGGCTCGGCTTAAAGTCTGGTGGTCCTTCCCCTGTCTCAAACCATGCAGGGTGTGTTACTCGTACTCGATTGTTAGGTAACGCAACAATGTTACCCGTGTACTCTCCTGCCTCCATCAACTCTAACACATGACTTTGTTTGTGTTGAGCAGGGTCGTCAGCTATCTCACTGTCTGTATAGTCTACAGTGAAATAGTACTTGGCAGGGTAGAACTCTCCGTCTATCTTGGCTATCCAAGGAGCAGGAGTTGCTCTATTCAAAACGTAGACCGAATGTTCATGGGACATACAATCCCAAGGCTGTGCTACGTATGGTGGTAACTCTTGCGGCCATTGCTCGTAAGGTGTGTCACCAACCAATGCTGTGATGGGCATCCTAGCCCACATTGCTCCACCGTGTACGTTTTCTTCTTCTGTATCGTCTGATTCACACCCTGTGAATATGACTTGAAAACTGAGTGACCTATTCGGTAAACTCGTCACGGCTATTACCATTGCGTGTAAAAAATCTCCATGATATTGATCAAAGTTACACGTATACTCTCGTCTGACCCATGCCTTGAAGTATGGGATGTTGCTCTGTAAAAATGCCACTTAACCCTCTTTTATTACCAACGATTACTGTTTCCTGCGTATTGTCTTTATCAAACAAGTACCAACTGCAGTTGTCTTTGCCTGTCATCTTACTATCGGGTATCCACTTCACTCTTCCAACACTTACAATCTTCTTTAGTCTACTATGGTAAGGTTGACTTTGCTTTGTGTGTATCCAATCAGCATCAAACAGTAACCACGTTGGGGCTAGATCACTTAGGTGTTCTATGATCTGGTGTAGTAGTTTTCGCTCCCAAGGTGGGTTAGTAATATAATACTCTGGTTTTACAAAAATGTCAAGTACATTTCTCTTCTCTACGCTACTATCTTGCGGTTCTATATCGCTTTGTAGCCAACAATTACAATCTTTATACTTCATTAAGAGCATTGTGAGTTGTCCATCCCCTGCACACGGCTCTACAAACGTAAAGTAGTTCTCTATATGGTCCAGTAGGGGCAATACAGCTTCCTCTGGCGTTGGATAGAAGTCCCTATCCCTTCTTTGGAAGTCGCTTCTTTTTCCCATTTGGCTTTTTCTTCTGTACTGCTACTACTGTTAAACTCATAATCGGTATTGCGTTTACTTTTTTCTTCTTTTTTGTCATTTCCTTGCCCGATTTACCTTTTTTGCTACGACTCTTATGTTTCCCCGGCTGTTATTACGTGGATTTTTGTCGATATGGTCAATATCTTTGCCGTCACCCTTGCGAACTGCCCCTGTTTTGGTTAGTTTTCGCCTAATCTTGTTACGAGAAGCCCTGTTTTTCTTCTCATTGGGCTTTGCACCGCTAAGTGCGTACTCTCTTTTGTAGTTTCTAGGCATTAGTTCAATTGAAAGTGAGGACCATCAATAAATGGTCGTCTTCCCTGTCCCCTACGTAGGTCTACATAAGCGTTCATGGCTTCTTCCATAGTGCCATCCCACTTTGTTATGTCATCTATATGCCAAGAAGCTCCCCAACAAATTTTAGCTCCAGTTTCTTTAGCTGCAGCTTTCATAGAGTCTGCAATGTCATCATACATCACAATGTCCCAACTTGGGTTACTGCCATCGTAAGCCATTAAATCGACAGCGTGTGATGTTCCGTCATCTTGGATAAGGTGGCGAGACTTCATTGTTTGTGACCGTCCTGCCTTGTACAGCTTTTCCTGCTCTGCCAAGGAACGAACACCATAAATCACGCCAAAGTCCACCTTGCTCAGTTGGATGGCACGTTTTACCGTATCTACTAATACAGGGTTAACACCCTCTAGCTTTTCTAGACTTCTACTTGATAATTTAAACATTGGTATATTCCATTTTGCCATTACTTCTTTTTCTTTTTTCTTATCATGCCACCTTTATTTTTTCCCTTAGCTCTTAGGTTAGCATTTGCCCATCCACGCTGTACTGTTCCTACAGATACTCCATACTTCTTTGCCAGAGATGACCAAGAAGGTCCTGACATGTCACCACCTACGGCTTGTGGTTTAGCCTTAAAGATTGAATTTTCTTGTGATATGGATAAAATTTTTCCCATTATTTCTTCCTCATGTTAAACAATTTACTTGCAGACCGTGTGGCAAAGCTCGCACTTACGATAGCTCCTAACGCAATCTGATACCACTGAGGCATACCTGCCAAAGCCGTAAAGCCGTCTGCTACTATGCCCCTTCCCCATTCTCCCATGAAGCTCAGTACTAGAGGAATACTGAAAAGTAAAGTCAGCCATTCGTCTTTCCACGAGCTTTGAGATGCCCTCATAGCAGCCAAGTCCCAGTCGATCTCTCCTGTTGCCTCTTTCATCCTAATGGTGGCTTCAGCCTTCTGTATGGCTGTCTTGCCCTCTATGTAGGACGATGCTAAACTTGATACTGAACTAAGTATTGTTCCAATCATTATTAAGAACCCTTTACCCATTTCTTAGAAGGAGACTTTGTTTTGCTTGGACTCCACTTTACTTTATCTGCCCAATATGCTGCAGACATTTTACCCTTTGCTATGTTTTTAGCATGTCTGGACTTAAATGCTTTTCTCTGTCCTACTGTCTGGTTGGTCTTTACTCCTGCTTGACCAAACTTTATTTTTCTTACCTTATCACCAACCTTAGCCAATACAACGTGGGACTTACCACTAGAGTCGTTAACTAGACGTTTGGGTTTGTTATAACCAGAAACACCTGCTCGTTTTATCCTTGGGTCTACAGCCACTATACGCAGTCGCAGTCATCGTGGCACTTCTTGTTCCACAATGCACACCATAATCTTTTTAAGTACTTTCTCATCGTTCTTCCCTCTCCATTCTTTTGGGTTCGGACTTCTCCGCGTTCATCCATATGGCGAAACTCCCAGTCATCGCCCCGGTAATTACTGATACTAGCCCTGCCTGTTGGGTCGTCAAGTCGGGCTGACTCAAAGCCCATTCGATACAGCGAATGTAGACACCTGTCATAGTAAGCATCATTAGTCTTGGTAGGATTTTCCATCTATCTAGCATTTCGGGTGTCATAGGAACAGTATCCTCTAGGTCTGTCGGGGTCTAAAACTTCGTCCCGACTTAGGTGTCCTTCTAGGTACAAGGCTCGTTCTACGTGGTCTAGGGTGTAAAGGTTTCCAGTTTTTGCATGGATGGCTTGTCGAATATAGAAGACATCTGACTTAGGAATATGAAGTCTTTGTACTTTACTAGGGTTGTTTTTTCGTAGGGCATCGTAGAACTCTTCTAGGACGTTTTCAGATGAATATAGTTTTACTTTATTTTTACTCATTGTCAATAGTTAATTTAGGAAAGTTTGTAATTAGTATAGGTATGTATAC